CATAGGCATAGAATCCCTCGCTTTTGTTTAGCAAACAAAAAATTTTAGGTCAATCAAACGTTTGATTAAAGTTAGACCCGTTTCAAATCGCTACTCTTTGCCCAGCGGTCTTCCAAATCTCTGAATCCCGCTTTCTTGGCTTTGCTCTCGGCTTTTACTCGGACAGTATCCTTGTGCTTCTGCCAAGCATCCGAGCTAGAGCTAAGAATCTCCACATCAGGATTTTCACGCTGATACTTGTTCCAAGATGCCAAAGAGTCAAAGGATTTGCCCACCTGGTTCACTACTAGAGGCTTAGATGGCATAGGTCCGATGGTTGCTACTGCCCGGATAACCGTCCGCAACGAGCCCCCGCATGATGAGCAGGTCACCTCGTCCTTCTCTGCCAGAGAGAGGACGACATCACTAAAGTAGCCACAGTCACCAAGACACTGAAAGTCGTACATAGGCATCAGATCTTCCCCTTCTTCTCGTATCGCTTTATCGCTTTATTAACCTTCCGCTTCCCTCGATCTTCTAGCTTCTCAGTCTTCTTCTCTGTCCTCATCTTGGCCTTTTGAGCGTCATAAGCGCTCTTCCCCTTACCTACCATCTCTTCGTAAGAGGAGATCTCAGTGGGAGCCTTCTCTCCTCGAAGCTCTCTACCGAACACACTCTTGGACTTGTCATACGCTAATCGTTTCATCTCTCACTCACATTGCTGGGTAGCCAGGTCCACCCATAGGGGTGGGGATAGGAGGTGGTTCTGCTCCTGGGGGTAGTCCTCCAGTAGCGATGCCCTCCACCATGGGCTTGCCCGACAGGGGCTGCGTGGGCTGGCCACCTGGGGGTAACATAGGCGCTCCCATACCCGGAGGCATAGGAGGCATCCCTGGAGGCATACCAGGCATACCTGGAGGCATCCCTGGTGGTCCCTCAGGAGTAGGAGGTACTTGGGCGATGATGTCTGTGAGCCCCAGGAGTGCCAGGAGTTTGTGTATCAACTTCTCTTTGTCCACCGCAGGGGACTCAATCAACAGGGGTAGGTACTGCTGTAGCTTCTGTAGCTGAACTAGCTTGTGATTCTCTGTGGGAGAGTAAGGAATGGCAGTGTAGTCATAATCGAGTGACTGCTCTGCTGGATCTCTCTCTGGTCGCATACGGAGCGTCTCACGACTCACAGTGAGTACCTCTCTACTATCCGTCAGACGAATAGGTAGCTTAGACTCTGGGTCTAGGAACTCCTCATACAGAGACAACACCCTCTCCGAGAGTCCTCGGACTGCGTCTTCTACCTGTTTGATTCGCCTACCGTTACGTGTACGGGTGGCTGTATCCGCAAGTGCTACCTCTGTAGCAACATCTGCTACACCAACTACACCCCGAGAGTACTGCGGGATACCTAAGATGAACTCGATGACCTGGTTACAACGCTCCCTCATTAGATCAAACGAAGGGATCGCCTGAGGCACAGGTGTCTGACCGATGATGTCTCGCAGTGGAGCGTTGACCTTACCCTCGATAGCTACCATAGAACCTGGTTGGTTGGCGTCTCGTAGCTGAGTCATGATCGTCTCTGGATTGTCTGCCAGAGCTGTGTTGACCAGCATGATAGGGTTCGAGGTCTGAGCGTGCCATAGCTCTAGGGTATCAATCTCGTTCAGACGTTCCTGAATCGAACGAATCAGCTTCACGTCAGACAGCCCGCCGAGATTGGTCATGTTGTCATTGAAGGTGACGATCTGAAACGGATTACGAAGATACTCGTAGGGTAAGTCCCCATCAAACAGAGCTTCTTCGGTGTTGTCTAGGAAGTGATAGTACTTCCCCTCTCCCTCGAAGTCATAGACCTCATAGACAACTGTCCATTTGTATACTTCCCGAGAAGCCTCATTGATAGCCTCTTTATCCTTGATCGTATCCTTGAGCCAAGCTGGGAAGCCCGAGAAGTTCGCCTTCTTAGCTACAGCAGAATTGTAGGTAGCTCCCTTCTTTCCCTTCTTCTTGATTCGATCTTTGAACTCCGTCTCGGTGAGTACCGTAACCTCTACGATGTAGCGAATGTCTTCCCACTTCGCAGCGCTCATATCGAAGAAGATATTACGGGGATCTACAGCAAAAACCTCAGGAGTAATCCTGTTGAAGTTCCATACCGTCTTCAGGAAGCCCCGCCCGCACAGGGAGGCATTGGTAGCTGTCTTCCACAGTACTGTATGTAGTTTGTTCCTGCGGAAACAGTCGTTGATGAGTGCTTCACGAAACTGAGCCGCTGGCCGAAGTGCAGCACGTCTAGCATCTACAGCTACCTGCGGATTCTGGGGACAGACGTTCGCTATCATCGTATCCACGTAAGCATACGGGTAGTTGGTCTCGAAGTTCACGTCGTCTTCGTCCGAGCCAGTGATAGGACCTGACCCCGTAGGCTCCTCACCACCCGCGCCCCAGAAGTCCGAGGTGTACCATGAGCGCCATCGATCCCAGTGCCTACGCTCACTACGTGACTTCGTCTTGTGAGTCTTGATAATTCCCTGAATCTGTTGCCCTGTCAGCGCCATCTACATCTCCCCAAGAAGCTCTTCTTTCACTTCTTCTTCGTCCTGCTTAGAGGCTTCTTCCTTAGGCTTCTTGAAGGCGATACTCGCAGCATTCTCTCGGAGATCTCGCAAGAACTGGGCGATGTATGTACTCACGCCTTCGGCGGGTGTCGGTTCAACAGCCATTATCGCCTCCGTTTGTACTTACTCTTCTTCCAAGTTCTAGTACTAGAAGTCTTACTCTCTAACTTACGATGCTCTTGTAGCTGATTATAGGTCATATCCCTAAAAAGCAAGATATTCTCCAAGCCATCAGGAGTATCAGACTGCTTGTATCTCCTCGGAGCTTTCCTAGCTACAGTGCAGGCTATCTGTAAGGCGCTGATCTTATCCCAGTGATGCCTACCCCTTCTTCTTCCGGGCTTTCCCGAGTGGAGCATCATCGCTTCGGGGCTACGTTCCACCCTCTTATCTTCTCGGTAAGAACCTAGTTGATCTACCGTGTCTTCATCATTAAGGATCAATTCATCCCGAAGAGCATCCTGTAGGTAAGAGAGCATCCTAGCTACAGAAGACCTCGTTGCCGCGATACCTGGACGGTAGGGCTTCTCATAATAGAGGTTTGGGTAGCCTATATCATCCAGTAGCGCGATAGCTGCGAGCCCCACACCATTGGACTCGATAGCTACTAGAGCCTTGTTGTACTTCATCCCTACATGTTCAAGCTTCCTAGCGAATGTGACTGGATCTACAACCCCACCATAGGACGCCACCTGGGTCCACTCCCCGTCGTACACCTTAAGGACCTGGAATGCAGCGTGGTCACGTCCTGCGTAGCCCGCTGGGTCCACGCCTATCACGTAGACTGCTCCTGCTTCTGGGGCCTCATACTCCATGTATGGACCCTCCCAAGGGAGGAGCGACTTCTCCTGGTGTCTCCTGAGTAGCTTGTCCGAGAAGACAGAGCCCTTGGAGGAGATCCAGCAGGTAACGTCATCGAAGGGATAGTAGACTCGGAATAGGTCTGGATACCTACGTATCTCCTTATCCGTGTCGATCATTAGCCTTCGGAAAGCCAGGTGCTCCTTACGTAATCCCTGGGCATGGTGTCTATCCAGTAGTCGTAGCTCATTCACCTCTAGCTTCGCCCCATCCGGCCACTCCCGTTGGTTGAGCTTGCCATCCCAGAAGGGAAAGAAAGCATAGCACCAACGACCCATCCCCTGCTTAGCATCACGACACTGGTCTCTCCACCACTCTGCCGAGGGCTCCGTCATAGGAGAAGGTGTTGACTCTAACAGGACGTAGGACTTGTCTCTGTTGATCAACGATGGGTAGATCATAGAGAACTGATGACCAGCGTTACGCCAGTAGGGTAGCTCACTACCATGAAACGAGTCAGGAGACTGCCCAATACCTACAGCCCCCGACTCGCCAGAGAGGACACGCATCTTCCCACCGTTAGGGAAGGTCATCTGCCTGACTTCTCGGTTAGGAACAGTAGCTGCTCGTACAGCTAATGGCCATCGAGAGTGAGTCAAGTGAACACGACGGTGTAGGTACTCTGCTCGATCCCTATTATCTGCAATACACACATGGTCGAAGCCCGGAGTGTACGCGGTCTTCACGTAGGAGCACAACTCAGGGGTTAGACTCTTACCTCCCTGACGATACCCTAGGATATTCGCCCACTGGGTTTGGCCGTTCTTAATGGGAGGATTAGCGTAATAAGAGAGAATAGTCTCTTGAAGTCTGTCAGTAATCGCGAAGGGATCATAAGTAGATTCCGCACCAGTCTTCTGGTTGATGATCGTACCGTAAGCCTGAAGACTAATACTTGGGTCTCGAAGAGCTTCGAGAGCTTCTTCATCCATGCTTATCATGGCTGCGCTATACCCCTAATATGCTTGGCCTGCTCATCGGGAGTCATCTAGTACATCTCATTGTTCTACTCGGGGGGGAAAACTCTTGGATTAGGAAAAGGAGGTACTATAGG